ATAAAGAACCTCCTAAAGAAGTTTGTTTTTATGCTTATAAAAGAATTAATCATTTTCGAGAAATTTTGGCTCAATTTCAAGCAAAAGAAACTACACAAATTCCAGAACAAGTTATAACTGATATTAAAGAACAAATAAAAAAAGAAAGGATTACGCTAAAGCAAATGACAAATAAAAAAGCTAAAGATATTTTGAAAAAATTAGGTTATAATAAATATTATGAGCATATTCCATTTATAAAAGATAAATTAGGTATTAGACCACCTATTATGTCTCCTGAATTAGAAGATAAATTATGTAATTTATTTATGGAAATCCAAAAACCTTATGCTAAACATTGTCCTGATGATAGAGTTAATTTCTTAAATTATTATTACGTTCTTTATAAAATGTGTGAATTATTGGATGAAAAAACATTTTTACCTTTTTTTCCTATGTTAAAAGATCCTGTTAAGAGAATTGAACAAGATGAAATTTGGAAAAAAATATGTAAAGAATTACAATGGGAATTTGTTCCAACTATTTAAATAGTATATAATTATATGAAAAATATATATTTTCCAAAAGAAATTTGGATATTAATTTATGAATTTGAAGGTTTAGCATATAAATATATAAAAAATGTTAAACAAGAATTAGATATTTTATCATGTAATTGTATTTGTAAAATGAACGGTGAAGGTGAATATTTTGGACATAAATATAATAAAACTTCAAATGTTTGTCCTATTCATTGGGAAATATGGCAAAATTCTGTTTACTGTCTAAAAAATAATCCTATGAAACGTAAAACAATATGGTTATCTAACGGAGTATGGAGTTGGAATGATTGTTATATACCTATTTGGCTTATAAACTTAAGAAAACAAATAAATAATAAAAATTAATATTTTATAAGTAAAATATTAATTAAATGTATTTACATACGGGGAAAGCCTACAAGATTAGCGCCAATACCGAATCCGGCACCACTTCTTGCAGATACAGCCATAGCTGGGACGTATGTATCAAGGATTGAGAAAGTAGCAGCAGCTGTAAGTGCAATAAGTGCTACTTCATCAAGGTTAAGAGATTTCTTGGGGATGGCATAGGCGGCAAGAGCAACCATAACACCCTCAACAAGATATTTTACGGCTCTACGGACAAGTTCGCCTAAATCTATCATCTGTGCTAATTTTTGAAGCATTTATAAATAATAAAAAGAAAAAAATATATATTATAAATTAAAACTTAAAAATGAAATTAGTTAAAATAATATAATATGTCAAAAGAATCTTGTGTACATAGATTAAATCCTGATGGAAGTGAAAATACTAAGTATGTTGATTTACTTGAAGAGGATAAGCCTATATCCGGTCAAAAATTTGTTTGTGTTAGTTTTGTTAGTCCAGAAAATATTTTAAAACAAAAAAATCATTTTTTTTTCCAGGAATTCCTAAAACACTATGATTTTTCCAAAAGTGTTCAAAAATTTTCACAATTTTTAAATTTTTTGAGTTATAAATATGAATTTAGTTTTGATGATATAATGGCAGATTTTCAAGAGTATATGAAAAGTGAGAAAGAAACCTTAACTGAAAATCATGTGTCTGATGAATATAAAAATTTCTTAGATGCAAATGAAGATAGGTTAAATGACGAATTTAATAAAGAATACAATTTTCAAACAAGCACGCGTGGATTAAAAATTAGAGGTACTTACTCTACACAAGAAGAAGCAGAATTAAGATGTAAATTATTAAGAGAAGTTGATCCTAATCACAATGTTTATGTTGGTCCTGTAGGAATGTGGATGCCTTGGGAACCTGAAGCTTATAAGACAGGAAGAGTTGAATATTTGGAAGATGAATTAAATCAGTTAATGAGTGAGAAAAATAAAAATGAAGCCGCAGCTAAACAAGAATTTGAAAAGCGTGTAGTTGATGCAAAACGTAAAGCTATTGAAGAAAATAAAAAGATGGCTAAGAAAACCGGTAATAAATTAACACAAAATATTAATAAAGATGGTCAATTAATAGGAGTGAATAATACTATTGAAAATGCATTTGATAATAATAGTGAAGTAACTTCTGCTGATATTCGTAAAGAATTATTTGAAGGAGATTCTGTTAAACGCGGTTCAGCCGTTCAAGATGCTATTGATAGAGGATTAATTCAATCTGGAGATAATATCAAAATCTCTGAGAAAAAAGATTAATTTTTAATAATTTTATATTTAATTATTAAAAATTTACCATTTACTTTTTTTTACATTAATTGTTGGTCCTTTTTTGGCAGAATTAGGATCAAAGTCCATTCCATCATCATCATCAGAATCTAATCCTTTTGACATTTCCCAAAATTCTTTTGAACCTAATTTAAAATCTCTATGAGCACTTGCTTTATACCAAAAAATTTGGTCTACTAATTTATTTGACTTTGCATTATTTGCAACAACCAAACATTCATAATTTTCAGTACATTGATCCATTACTTGACAAAAACTTTCAAATGTTGGAAACATACCTGCAAAATTTTCAAAAATTCTTTTACGATTAGACACATAAGGCTCTCTTAAAATAAATGTATAATCAATATTTGTTCTTAAATTAGGTGGAACTCCTAAAGGATATTGCATTGTTATAATCAACATAACTTTCCAATGTCTTCCATTCATAAAAAGCAATCTCATTAATTTATCTCTTGCCCATGTATTATCATATAAGCAATCATCTAATATTACAAAAGTTCTTGGGTCAATATTAGATCTACCATATGCTTCTTTTTCTTTTTTTACTTGTTTCATTACTATTTTTTGTCTTTTTAATATATTTTCAATTATTGCAGTATTGTATTCATCATGAATAAATAATTTAGGAACTAATTTACCATAAAATCCATTTCCTGCTTCTGTCCCTGATATTACTGTACCTATTGGAATATCTTGATGATAATATAATAAATCTCTTACTAAAAAACTTTTACCTGTATCTCGTCTTCCAATTAATACAATCACAGGACCTTTGTTTTCATTAGGCTTAAATGATATTGATTTCATATCAAACTTTTTTAATTCTAAATTCATATACTTAAATATTTGACTTATTTTTTAAATTTTTTTACGCAAAAATTACTTTAAATGAAATAAAAAATGTATATATAAAGTTTAATGTTTGACATCTTTTATAAAAAAAATGATAATAATGTTTTATTTAAACATTTAGAAAAAAATGATTTTTCTAATCTTCAAAATTACAATCCTTTATATTCTATTTATTTTTCATTAGATGAACATAATTATAATACTATTAATTTAAACCATAGATATAGCATTCATCAAATTAAAAACAAAAATTCAAATAATGAATATATAATAGAATGTATTGATTCTAAGACAAATACTAAACAAAAATTTAATTCATTTTTTAAATTTTCTCCACTATTAGACCCTATTAAATTTATGGTTGGAAAGTATAAACATATTGATAAACAAATTATTAGTTCTTTGCCAAGAATAGCATCTAATACGTGTTGTAAAAAAGTTTTAGATACAAATAATTCTGCTTATGTCGATAGTTTTTTTTCTTATTTATCATCTAAATTATTAAACAATGTTGGTTTTATTCATGGATTTAATTTTTTTGGTTCTTTTTTAACTATTCAAAACCAATTTAAATTAAACATATATGATGATTTAGATTATTTGTATGATTCAGATTTTTTTCATAAAAATAAAAATGAATTATTTCAAGTTGATGATATAGATGAAGATAGATTATTAGATAGTGATACAAGAAATTATAGAAAAAAAATAAAATTAGATAAAAATAGTGATTCTATTGATATTACTTGTGATACTATTGATAATAATATATTTGAAGGAATGTTTCAAGAATTAACTACCAAAAATTTAAAATTACATAATTCTTCAATAGAAGAAGAATATTCTATGAATAAAGTAAATTCTAAAGAAAAAAGTGCAAAAAAAACTAATTCTACTTGTTCTTCTCGTTCTTCAAATACTGATATTAATAATAATTCAGAAAGCTGTGATAATAGCAGTGATGATTTAATTGAAAGTTTATCAAATTCTCAAATTTCCGATTATTCTACTATGAATAGTGATGAAATTATTAATGGAACTATATTTAATTTTCCAGTACAAATGATATGTATGGAAAAATTAGATAATACATTAGATTCATTATTAGATGACGATGAAAATGAACTTAAAAATAAAGAATGGAAATCTTGTTTATTTCAAATTATTATGATTTTAATAACATATCAAAAAGTATTTAATTTTACACATAATGATTTACATACAAATAATATTATGTTTGTTAAAACTGATAAAACTTTTATTAATTATAAATATAATAATGTTTATTATAAAATTCCTACATATGGAAAATTATATAAAATTATAGATTTCGGTAGAGCTATATATTCTTTTAAGGGAAAAACTATCTGCAGTGATAGTTATCATCCAAAGGGAGACGCTGCTACTCAATATAATTTTGAACCATATTTTAATGATAAAAAACCCAGACTTGAACCTAATAAAAGTTTTGATTTATGTCGATTAGCCTGTTCGCTTTTTGATTATTTTATAGAAGATATCAAAGAACAAAAAACTACCAAAAATCCTATTGCAAAATTAATTATTGAATGGACTAAAGATGATAAAGGAAGAAATATACTATATAAAAATAATGGAGAAGAAAGATATCCTGAATTTAAATTATATAAAATGATTGTTAGAACTGTTCATAATCATTTACCCGAAAATCAATTATCTAATCCCTTATTTCATAATTTTATTTCTTCTAAGAAAAAAATAAAAAAACAAAAAGTTATTAATATTGATAAAATGGAATCAATGATTTAGTTTAAAAATCATTATTTTTATATTAATATATCTAAAATGAATATATTAATTACTGGAGGCAGCGGATTTATCGGAAGTCATCTAATTAAAAAACTTTTAAAAATTTATACTGATATTCAAATTTTTTCTATTGATAATTATTTATCTGGTAGTAAAAATAATGAAATTAATGATGAAAGAGTTACGTATATTAACAATTCTTCTATGAACATTAATAATATACCAATACTTAATCAAATAAAATTTGATATATTGTATCATTTGGGTGAATATTCCAGAATTTCTACCAGTTTTCAAGAACCTAATATTGTTTTTGAGAATAATTTAACAGGAACATATCAAGTTTTAGAATTTTGTAGAAAAAATAATTGTAAATTAGTTTATTCTGGTTCAAGTTCCATTTTTGGTAATAATATGAAGGATCAACATCATTCTCCTTATTCTTGGTCTAAAGCTAAAAATATAGAATTAATCAAAAATTACAATAAATGGTATAATTTACAATTTATAATTGTTTATTTTTCAAATGTTTATGGTGCTGGACAAATTAGTGAAGGAAAATATGCTACTGTTATAGGTATTTTTGAAAATTTATACAAAAAAAATAAAAAATTAACTGTTGTTAAACCTGGTACACAAAAAAGAGATTTTACTCATATTGATGATACAATTGATGGTATATTAAAAGCTTCTATTGGTTACTATGGTGATGGTTTTGTTATTAGAACAGGTACTCAATATTCTATATTAGATGTTGCTAAAATGTTTAAAACTGATTTTGTTTTGATTGATGAACAAAGAGGTAATAGAACGCAATCTTCAGGAAGTATGGAAAATATGAAAAAATTGGGATGGAAATCTAAAATTAATTTAAAAGATTATATTGATAATATTATAAATTAAAAATCTGGATTATTTGTAAAAACTTGTGGAACTTTTGACATTAATTTTTCTCCTCCTAATTGTTCCATTACAAAATTACCTAACAATACACTTAAATATACTAATAAGGTATCTCTTACCAAAAGCTTTAATGGTTTATTTTCTTTTAATATTAATCTCATTTCAATAAACCTAAATATCAAATAAGCTGAAGCTACTGCTACACCAGTAACAAATGATGAATTTCCCATTTATATAATTATTTATAAATATTTATATAAATTGACGCATTATCCAAGAACTTCAATATCATCTAAAATTGGGTCTGGTTTCAAACTCATTTTTTTATTTAAATTATGAACATCTATTTTATCTAATTCTAAAGTTGCATCATCAAAAATTTTTAATCTTTCTTCATCATCATCATCTTCATCATCATACGCAGCTTCCTCTGCTTTACGTTTCTCATTATTTTCTTTTGCTATCTTTTCCAATCTTTCTAAAGTTTTTGGTGCTTCAATCTCTGATGATTTATTTGTACCCATATCTAATACTGAATCCTTATCATTAAATTTCAGTCTATTCACTACTTCTTCCTCATTCTTTTTTACTGGAACTGCTTTTACTACCGGTACATCTTTTTTTACTAATTCTTCTTTTCTTTCTTTTGATATCGGCGTTTCAATTACTAAGTTTATGTTATGTTCTTTTGGTGTCTCTTCTTTTTTTGTTTTATCAATTATTCCTGCTTCCTCTACCACTTTTTCTGGAGCACTTTCTAATTTTGGTTTCTCTAATTCCATTGTATCTTGATTCTTTGTTACTCCATTTTCTTCCATTTTATTTTCTAATTTTTCTGCTTCAACTGCTTCCTCTTCCATTGCTTTCTTTACTGCCTCATCTACTGTCTTTTCTATTGTTTCCTCTATTACTTCTTCATCTACTGTCTCATCTATGTATGCTCTCAATATCTTTTCTACTGGCATATTTTCTCTTATTACCTGTAATATAGATTCCTGACACATTAATTCTGCCTCTCTCATATTTTTTTGATAATTTAATGGTAAAATATCTTTCTCAAATAAATATACATTACTATATAATTTTCGAGCATATGCTATATAACATTTATGAACAAATGTTGTTAATTTTGGAATATCTATGTCTATCTTTTTTTGTTTTTGAGATACTCTAATACTTGTTAAAATTTTTAATTGTGTTATATGAACACATGTTAATAAATCTTCTAAATAATCACATCTACTTTTTTCTATTATTCGTTTTGTTTCTATATCAATTATTGTTTCGTTCCATTTTGGAACACGCGAAAGAAAATTTTGAAATGTCATTAAATATTTTTCCTCTTCATCATTATCTAAACATAACTTTATTGCTTCATCAAATATTGATTTTATACCCTCTAACATTAATGGAGTCATTATTGTTACTAAACGTGACGAATATTCACTTTTTGCCTCTGATAACACATTCACATTATAATCATCCATTTACATTTCTAATATATTTTCTAAATTTAATTTTTTCCGCATAAAATATAAATTTAATATTCCAAAAATAAATAATTTCTCATTTCTATATTCACTTCTAATTTTATCAAAATAAATTAAATATAAATATTTATCTTTACTTGTTTTATCATTTTCAATTATTTCTATTAAATCTAATCCACTATAACCTTTATCATATAATTTCTCTACAAAATCTATACGTTTTTTTATTGTGTTGTAATTTGATTTTTTATTTATTTGTTTTTGAAGCCAGCTTTTTCTTTTTAATAGAAAAGAGTGCTTTATTATTTCTTTTTTATTATATTCGTGGAAACTTATTTTTTCCCCATTAATTGTTGGATAAGGTATAAAAATATTACAAAAACGAGATAATATTGGTTTTAATAATCTATTTTCATTTTCTACTAAAATAAAAAAACGTGTTGTATGACTGAATTGTTCTATACATCTTCTTAACGCTGATTGTGCATCTATTGTTAATTTATCCGCATTAAAAAGAACTATACTTTTAAATAAATTATTATTTTTATTATGTATATTTGTTTTTGCAAAAAATTTTAAATCATCTCTAATAAATCTTATTCCTTTACTATGAGCACAATTTACATACATTACATATTGATTTATCTTTTGTTTGTCACTATTATAAATTTTTTGAATAAAATTATTCATTATTGTTCGTTTTCCGCTACCTGATGGTCCATAAAATATAATATGAGGAATTTTGCTTTCTTTTATAAAATAATCTAATTTCTCATAAATTTTTGGATGAACATTCAAAGACATTTAATAATTATAATTAAATTATCTCTAACTATAATTATTTAAAAAATATTTATCTTTTTCTTCTTGTTTTTCTTTTTCTCATCTTTCTTCTTTTTTTTGTTTTTCTTCTGCCTTTTCTTTTTGTTTTTCTTCTGCGTTTTCTTCTGCGTTTTCTTGTTTTTCCGCCCATAAAATCATCCATATTTTCTCGCATTCTATCTGTTAGTGATGTTCTTTTCTTGGTGGTGGAAGCACCAGCACCTGTATCACTGTAATCATCAATTTTACCGAGTTTTGGTCTCATCGTATCTTTATGCGCATCTTCAAAATCCAAAGGCGCAAGTATTGCATCAGTTATTTTGGGTTTATATACAGCATCCATATCCCATCTTCCATCAGGTCGTCTGGGTCTTGGTGGTCCTTTCTTACGTGTTTTTTTTTTACGATTATTTCTACGTTTTATACGGGCAAACTTCTCTGCCTCTTTCCTCCATCGTTCTCGTTCTTCTTCCAGTTCTTCTGGGGTCATATTATCGGCATTCTTACTTTGTCCATAATATGTGTGTTCATTCTTTTTTTTCGTACCAAATAAAAAAGACATAATTATATATTATCTAAATATAATTATCTGCGTCTTTTGGTTTTTCTT